ACCCATTTGTCGAACGGTTTTAAAATGCCGTTTGAATCCAATAAAAGTCGTGCCATGTCATTCTGCATACGATGTACCTTGAATGCCGAGAATACGGCGTTGTTCCGGAGTATGGCATTTCTGAAATCCTCGTCCGGAGTAATGGCCTTGGATTTGCGGAACCCTTCCTTTGCCGCCTTGTTCATCTTTGCCCATATTTCATTGAACAGGTTGATTTCGATTTCGGTTACCGGATGAAAGTCCCTGCTGTATATGTTCAGCAAGGCACGCCGCAGCACCTCTTCGGAAAAGTCAAACTCCATGGAGATGCTGCCATTATCAGCCGCATACAGTCTGTCGACTACCAGTCTAAAGCTGCCCCGTCTGCCGGGGCTTTCACGAAAAAACCTTTGAGCCAGTTCCGGAAGTTTCTTTTCTGTTTCGGTGTCGGTTCATCATCCCGTCCCTTATTCGCTGGTTCCGGTTCCTTCTTTGGGGTTGGAACCAGGGCAGCCTGTGCAGCCTCCCTTTGCTCAGCCTTCAACTGCTCGTAGTTGGCCGGTTTGTCGATGCCGAATTCCTCATAGAGATAGTCGTCGTCGATGGGGATGTTAAAGTTCTTCTTCAGCTGCGTAAGGATGGATATTTTGGTGCCTGCATCTGTTTCCTTCGGTTCCGGAAAGCAGAATGTACCCCCTTCAGTATTGATGCCCATGTGCAGCAGAATGTCCGTCATGTCGTAATTTAACACATTGAGCACGTATTTCCGGTCAGCCTCCAGCACCTTATCCTCCACCTTTTTATGCACCGTACCCAAAGCCTGTGTGCCTTTTTCGGATGATTCGGTAGTCAGTGTATTTCCCAGAATCAGTTTAGAAATTTCGTTATTGCACCGTTCGCAGAGTCGTTCATAGACATCGGCAGACCCCGTTTTGTTGCCGGCTTCTGTGAGCTTTAGTTCCGTGTCCTTGGCGTGGAAGAACTGCGCCAGACTTCCGGCATTGGCCGCATCCTCCATGGCCCGCTGGCGGGATTCGTCGTCGTCGGAGTCATAGATATATTCTTGGATAGGCATGCCGAATACCTCGGAGAACTGTGCCCAGTCGCCCGTGGTGTTACGTTTGTAGATGACCCACGGTGCAGCCTTGGCCAACAGTCCCAAATCGGACGGAGAGCCCACAAAAAGCAAGTCGGTATATTCATCCCATGAATGACCGGTGATGTCAGTCTGGTGCCGCAAGATGAGTTCTCTGACCGGATCCACATGCTTACGCGGTACCAGGTCGTAATCCACCCACTCCTGCAGCTTGTAGAACTGACAGAGCGAGAAGCCCCAGAACTTGGCATCGAGGATGTCACCCACCAGCCGGTTGAACCAGGGCGACTGTATCTGTTCGTTGATTTTATCGTCGGGCTTCCCGTCCACCCGGAACTCCATGTTGGAGCACAGCACGGCATTCCTGCGTTTTTCGAGCACACAGGAAAGGTGGGTATCCATCAGAATATCCTCGTAGAGGTCATAGAGTTTGTAACGTCGCGAGAAATCGACATTCTCGGCTGCCTTGACGGCTGCCATGTAGTCGGAAATGTCCAGTCCGAAGCGTTTGGGCTGTGTGAGCACAATCACATTCGGTTTCTTTTGTCCCGGCAACGCGAAATTCCCCCCTACGGTGATGATGCCGGCTTTGTTGTTTTTTCTGTTTTTCTTCTTCATACTGCTTGCTTTTTACCAGTGGTTCGTACGTTTGCGGTTGCTTTGAATGCGGAAATCCGATCTGCCTGCCCTTTCTTCCTCCGGCAGCAGCGGAGCCCCTTCGATAGATATATCCTCGTCGGCCACCGCCTTCATCCATTCCACTGCCCGTTCGTATCGGTCCTTGCGTATCTGGGAAAGTTTCTGCGGGTTGTGGATGCAGAAGATGTGATAGACTGCCATGTCGATGACCATCATCAGCACGAGCTGGTTCCGGTTCTCGCCGGTAGCTTCGAAGATTTTGTTGCAGTCGTAACGTTTGCTCAAGTAGCATCGCATTTCGGCAATGGCCCTGTCCTCGCAAACCTCAATGACCGTTTCGTCTTCGCGTACCAGTGCGTCGAGAATGTCGCGATGGATACTCGCATCGTAATCGGTGAGTTCTACAAATTTGCTCATAGTCCTATTTTTTTTAGAGTTGTCATAATCTTTTCTTGTTCCGTTTTCTCATATCCTTCCTTGAACGGAAAACGGGCGGTTCGATGCGCCTGATCAGTTCATCGATGATGCGGTTCGCCCCTTCGACCGCATCCGGTCCGTCGGCCGGGTAGCGCATGGTCAGAGTGAACAGCTTGAACTGGTCTTCCAGTTCCTTCATGTGCGGATTGTCCCGTTCAGCCTCGTTGAGGATGAGGTTCCCTTCGCGGTTGAGCGGTTCAAGGTTGGCCTCGATACGCGTAGCCTTGTCCGTCTTCTTCTCCTCGTCGCCCCGGATGAACA